TTGTAATCTGTGTGTGAAAATCCTTTTGCATAATTATCTGATACCTGGCTTACATTTAATGTAGCCATTTGATTTGTACCAACTATATTATCTATTGGTACATGAGGTAGAAAATTTGTCTCTACAGTATCATCAAGTATTACTTGCTTTATAAAAAACTCATATGAGATATATTTACCAGTTCCCCCAAGTACATCTGTATTATACTTGTATTTATATGTACTTCTTTGATTTGCTTTAGTTAATATGCAGTCACTATTTGCAGCTATATTATCATAATCTCCTGAATTATTTATAGTAACAACACTCCCAGAACCACCACTATATATGTATGTATTTTTAGTTGAGTCAGCAAATCTAAATGCTCTTAGACCCTTATATACTCCTTCTGGAAGAATAAAATTATCTTTCTTTATATTACCTAAGTAAAGACTATTATGTTTTGTGACCCCAGCTTTTGGATAAGGCATAAAGTTTTCAAACAATATATCATTAATATCAACAGTTGTAGCTCCAGACATATTCCCAGTATCAGTAAATGAAAAGTACCCAGTTTGAGTTGAATATGAACTGTCAATTATTTTTTTAACTACTGGAGATTGGTTTGCTGTATCATAATATAGTGCATAAATTATAATTCTATTAAATAAACTATTCAAAGCTGTATTTAATCCATCGACATACATATTGACAGCTTTACCTGTATTTGTTGTAGTTTGTTTTGGGCTACCAAGATAACTGTAACTACTAGTTGACAATTCATCAATATTAGTTCCAGTTAAATGAACCATGCCTGAAAATGCAGATATATTAGTTGAAGTGCCATTTAACTTATATAATCTATAACAATACTGAACTTTCCCAGATTTATAACTACCATTGTTTGTTACTGAATTGAATTTAGGCTGTTCTAAAGTACAACTAGGTAATGAGTCAAATTGTTCTGAAGTAAATCCTGTTAATACATTTGAATCTGCAATATTACAGTATCTAAAAGGGTTTAAATTGTCCCACCAATACACTTTGATATTATATGAATTTTCATATTTACTAACACCATCAATTAAATACTGTTTGTTAAAATTAAGACTACCCTCATATCTTCTTGTTATTGTATTATTAGATAAGTTTAATACCCATATCTTATCTTTATTTGATACAGATGTTTGAGTTGTGAATATAGTGAGTTTAAAATTCTCACCATCTCTAATTAATATAGAACCAATTATAATATCATCAGCACTCCCATCTTTTTCATCAGATAAGTAAATTAACTTAGCTGGTTGTTTAAATGGAGTTACTGATAATGAGTTAGAGTAGTTATTTACAACCACCCTCCCATTTTTTAATTCATAATATTTTTCTTTAGGCATATTAGCAAAATTAGTATCTCTATCCATGCCTCCAGAAAAAGTTGAGATGTGTGAGTTTCTTTTATCCATATATATTAAAACTTATAAAATCTATTATGTCTTGGTAATTTTGGTATTATATTTACAACTGAATTAACCCAACTTTCCATGGTTGAATTATCTGGGAATTGCCCAGCTCCTTTAGCTGCACCCACATACCAATACCATTCTCTATCTGAGTCTTGTTTTATGTTTGAGTTTGCTTGATTAGGTTGTTTTCTCCATCTTCTATAATCTAACATTTTCCTAATGTAAGCTGCAACTGCTTCAATGTAATATACATCATCTGGTATCATTGGAAAACCTTCCATATCAACTGGATATGCTAAATAAGCCATACAGATAATTCCTTCCTTAACATTAGTTGTTATAAAGTTATTATTAATATCATATTCTATTTGACTAGTAAATCTACCTAATCCTCCTATTGCAGCAGAAACTTCAAATTCATTCCCAAAATTATCAGTGTAAGTTGAATTAACTTGACTTAATAATTCTTCAACTGTACAACAATCTTGTCCAACTAAATGTGTAAAAGTTCCTCTTGATGCAACTGCTGGCATTCCATTGATTGCAATTTGTTCTAATTGGAAAAAATCACAAGGTAATTGAGCCTTATGATTTACTATAGTTAAAAATGGACAGCTTTTATCTCCTGCAATTTTTCTTATATATTGCATCTTAACTCCTATCTTATCAAGAGCTTCACTAATCCACCTTATAACATCAGCTAATGGAACATCTTCCTCATATCCAGTATCTCCAAAGAATTTATCAATAACTTCTCTGGAGGTTACATATTTGTATATCATATATTAGTCTTTTAATGAATTCTCAATAACATCTAAATCTGGTTTAAATCCTTCCAATGGATTGTCATCAGTGAAATACTTTTTAGTTTTCCAATTACTATCACCATTTTTAGTTTTTTCATACCATTCTTTGGTTACTATATATCCATTTTCAATTTCTTCAATTCTCCATGAAATATCAGTACCATCTTTACTTTTTGTTGTTAAACTTCTTGTTGCCATATATTTTATTTTGTTATAATGAAAAATAATCTTTTTTATCTTGTATAATTGCTCTTGCTAATTCTCTTTTCCAATATCTAATTGGCTTAAAAGAATACAATGTTTTATTTATAAATACAAAACTCTTTTTAGTCCAATAAAATTTATACCTTGCATATTCACTATGTTCATTTACATAGGGTATTTTCTTTCCATGTATTCTACTTTCTTTCCAGTTAACTAAACATGAACCTATTAGATTAGGATTTTCTGTAAACTTTAATTCTTGTTCAGGATTAAACTTTATTTTCTTTACAGATAATTTCCCTAATGCAAGAGGTAATTTCAATTCATCGGAGTCATATACAATCTTTGACATAAACTTAAGTAAGAATAATTTAATTACAGCCATATAAGTTTTCTTATCAACATGTAATTTGCTATTCACATTCTCTTTATAAAACTTATAAGAGTCTCCAATACCATGTTCTATTTTAATAGTTTTTGGAGACCTTGAACCTGGTCCTTCAGTTGGTTTATTTAAATCTTTTGCCATAGTTATTCAGAAATTAAAGAAAGTTTTAATTCACGCTCCCTGGCAAATCTTCTTTTCTGCCCAATACTCATTCTTGCCTTAACTTCTTCACTCCTTGGAGTTCTCATTTTTTTTATTGATTCCTCAGTATGATGTTTGCCATAAAATCCATTTTTCTCTCCTTTTGTTTTCTCACTCATGGCTTTGCAATATTCCTCTGTATTTTTATAACCATAGTTGCAAAATCCTAAATTTGGAACATATGCGTTTTTGCATAAAATATTTTTATTATATTTTTTTTGCAATAATATCATAAATCTTTCTGCCTTATTTGCAGTTTCCCTATTATTATATATTGATATTATTTTTTTAGTTAATTTTGATTTATCTGGTTTCCAGGTTACCATTGACCCCATATAATTGTCATCTTTTATTTCACAACGACAGCTTCTTACTCCTATATAAAACTCTTCTGAGCCCTCTAATGTTAACATATATGTGTAGTGATATTCAGTCATGATATTATAATGGTTGCTTCTGTGTATTTTGTTTATAATCTGGATTACCATTTTCTGAAATATCTGTAGGGTTGTTCAATATTGAAAAGTTAGTTTTCATTATCATCTGTTTCATTATATCCCACATATACTCACTTATTGGATAGCGAGACTCATCATCATAGCAAGACTCGCCAGTAACACAATTATTATATCCAGCTAAATCCTCAACATTTTCCAATACACCCTCAATTGTAATGTACTCAGTATTAGGGTCATTAATTAAAAAAATATAACCATCTCTTAGAAATGCAAAAGGCATATGTTTATTAAATTTATTAAATCCCAGATAAGATAATCTTGCTCTTGGGATTATAGTATAGTTCTGTGACTGGATATTGTTTGGCTGGATACTTGTTAACATATCTTTATCATTAATTTCAAGAAATCTTGGCATCCTATTTTCAGTTCTAACTATATAACATCCAATAGGTAAATTAATAGGACAGTCGGATATATCAACTGGTATAACTTTTTGATTATATATATGTGAAATTATATTCTCACTTATAGTCTTGCCTTTATTTAGTTCCTGTCTTATTAAAGTGGCTCTTGTTGTTTTAATCCAGAATTGTATTTGCTGGAGTGAAATTGCTTCCACATCTCCAGCTCTTCCAGCTCTTAATATGTTTAATAAATCAAAACTCAATTCACGTAATGTACTCATTATTATTTATTTAAATCCATGTATTCTATTACAGGGAGTTTTCCATTTTCTAAAACAACTCCACAATTTATGTGATTTTTTGCAAAATATTTTCCATAAGCCATAGCATATGATTTATCATCAACTCCGCAGCCTATTTGCATTGCAAATAACTTACTTCTTTTTCCAACTGAATATTTAATATAACTTTCAGAGTGGTAATGTCCTTGAACAGTTGATATTAAATCTTGTTGCATTCTAATGTCAGCTTTTCTTCCAGTCCCATGTACATATAAAATATCATCAATCAAAAACTCTTCTGCATACTCCCATCCTGGAGTATCAAGAATATCTCCTATATTTTTCAACCAAACCTTAGATACTCCTGCATTAAACATTTTTCTTTGTGGTATTAAATCATGGTTTCCAAGACAAACTTTAGCATTAGGAAATGCTTTATGCCATTCCTTTATTTGCAGTTTAGCTAATCTCAACTCTTCTTTTGCACTATGCCCATCAGCATCTGTATCATGGAATGATGAAAAATGATTATCAAGTATATCACCTATAAAAATCACATCAGTACAATCATGTTTATAATATATTTTTTGACAGAATTCCAAATAACCTTCTCTTATAAATGGTGCATGTAAATCCCCTATAACTAATATATTTTTATTCCTTTCACTTTCGAGAAATGCAGAAATAACATTTGGTGCATTTTTATCAACTAAACAATTCCATCCTCCAGATTTTTTAGTTTCCATACAACCAAGTTCAACTAAAACACATTCATTTGCACTTGGTTTATCATACCCAAACCCTTGATAATATTTAGCAAACTCATCAGTTCTTATTCTGCTCCAAATAAATCCTTTGCATTTTTTATTTTCATTAGCAGCTTTTCTTATTGTACTTTCATCACAAGAAATATCTCTTGCTGCCTGAGAAGTGTTAAGATAACTACATAAGAAATTACCTTTTAAATCATACTTATAAACTACATTTCCTTTACGCATATACTAAATTTTATAAATTTTGTCTGCAAAGATAATACAAAAATTACTTTAAACCAAATTTATTTTTCAAATATTTAATTCCAAAATAGAATAGTCCTATTAATGAAGCTATTACGCCTATATAAAAAAATAATTGCTCATACCATTTCATTTCAAATTTAATTAATGGGTCTTTAACTAAAGTGGCTTTTACATGTAAACTATCAATAATAGTCATCTGACGCTGTATTATTGCTTGTAATGAGTCTTCTTTACAAGTTGACACTGCAATAAGCTTTCCATTAATAACCTCTATAGTCATCTTTAATCTCTTATTATCTATAGTTACCTTTTTCATTTGAGCTCCTAATGAATCACAATTAATATTACCCTCAATAGTACCTACTTCAATTGGAACTTTTATATAGATAATACTATCTTTAATTATAGTATTTGTTCTGTAAACTATACTATCTCTTGTTATTACTTCAGATGGAAATTTTTGATTACATTTCTTTTGTGTAACACAACTATAAGATACAATTAAAATTAATATCAATAAAATTATTTTTTTCATATAATTGTTAGTTTTATTTCTTCTTTTTTATTTTTCTTTAATTTAGATTCTACAATTCCCATCAATGAATCAAGAGCTTCTCTGCTGTTTAGTAATTTACCTTTAACTTTGTTGAATCCAACAAGAATACATCCAAGTGAATGTGATTCATCCACTCCTCCATGAATTAATATTCCTTCAAACATTGGAACATTATGCAATAATAAAACATTTCTATTTATTTTATTCCATCTGTAAACTGTACATTTATATATCCCTTTTGGGATTGCAGTTTTCCCATAAACTTTAAATTCACCAACATCAGTTAAATCACCATCATTATTTATATCTCTAACCTTATCTTCAAGTGTATCACAAATATAAACATTATCAATATATAATTTCCCTATTGTATAATTTTCTCCTTTAAAAGTTCTTTTAACTAATATTTCCATCTTCTTTCTTTTTTGTAAAGTTAGTTAATATCTTTCCAACTATAGATAATATTGCAAAAAGAATTACTCTTTTTGTTTCGAGAACTGGCTCTATCAAAGTTATTCCACCTAATACACCAGCAGCAATAAGCATACTATCTCCAAGTATTCTTGCCCATTTCTTTGATGGACTAAAATATAATTTAAGTATTTTCTTCATATTATTCTACTCCTATGTGTTTATTAATTTTTCTATTAGTTATATCCCACAATTCTCTATCACTTTTCATTAATGCTTTGATTTCATCAAATTGTCTTGTTATATCTTCTCTCAGCATTACATATTCTCTTAATGTCAATGAATTATTTTCCAGTTTTTCAGTTCTTGCTTTCAATGATTCCACATCACTTGCCTGTACAGCCATACTTCTCCACATTAATAATCCTCCTCCTAAGATACTTGTAGCCACAAATATTGCTATACCAGACATTATTTGTTCAAAAAAAGTTAGTTGTTTTAGTTTTTTTACCATTGTTATTATTTGCTTTATTTTAGTTATCAATTTCATTACTTCATAATTTATTTTATTTTTTTGAAAACAATATCACTATCTTAATTAATAGTGATATTGTTTATTTTTGTTATTTCCATTGTTATTTATTTTAATATTTTAATTTTTATAAAATATAAGCTCCATTTTGCCAAGTTGCAGCCTGTTGTTTAGTTACAATTACGGGAGTAACAGTTTCGCTTCCAAAATCTGAAGTTACATCTAATCCGTCATCATAATCAGTGCCTAAATCAACGGCATATTCAACTTTTGCGGATGGAATTAAATCAGCGTCTAAATTAGGATTAAGCATTGTGCAATTTAATAATTTACCTGCTGCCTGTGCAACTGCTAAACTGCTATAATTAGTTCCATCAGCTAATAAATATTGACCTCCGTTAAGTGTGTTATATTCTGCTATACAACCGTTAGCGGCTGCGTGAGCGTCAAATCTAATCAAATGTCCAACACTCAACTTAACATCAATTATGTTATTTTTAATTATTACATTTTCACTGAATTGGTCGCCTGCTGCTGCTGAATTTTCATCAGCTATAATTGCAACATTAAAGACATCTGCATAAGTAGCATTTGAACGTAATATTGTATTATTAAACACATTTACACCTGATACACCCCTTATATAAATTCCAATATTACAATCATTTATTAAATTATATTGCAGTCCTTTACTTATGTATGGCTGTTGATTAGATTTAGCAACTATACCAATATAAGAATGAGATATTTTATTATTGCGAATATCCATATTAATACCTGAACTAAACAACATAGCATGAGCAATTGAAGCAATTGAAGGATAATTATAATATGAGCCTATTAATCTATTATTAATTACTATTGCATTATCATTAGTTCCTGTCGTGCTTGATTCAGCTCCAATTGTGAATTGCATTGCGTTTGGTGAATTGGTATGACTATAATTATCATGTATATTTACATTGCTTCCCTGGCAAAATACGTGTGTAAATGCTTTAGCTGTATAAACAGAAGTAAAAATATTATAACCTATTTCAGCATTCTTGACTGATATAAATGAGCCTAATGTGCCACTTGTAAATTCTGTTATAGCATTAAATGTATTGTTTAATATTATAGGTCTAACTACTCCAAGAAATGCAATTGAATTATCTAATGCACCAATTAAACTTCCCTGAATAAATGTATTATATTTAATAAAAACATCTGAAGATGATGTATAAGCTGCTGATGCTGAAATTCCTTTCCGATCAAATTTAATATAATTCCCGTAAATGTTTAGCGTTCTGTCTTTCTCTGTTAAAATAGTGTTTTCCTTATCATTTCCATTTATTTTACAATTACGAATTACACAATTATTTCTATAATTTGATAAAATAGTATTTGAAACATAACAGGAATTTACATCTGTTAACCCTGCGATTGCTGTTTGATTAACCCTTACTGCTACTAAACTACCAATTAACAAACAATTAGTTAATACGTAGCTTTCAAAATATCCACCAGATATTAAATTAGTAATTGCTCCGCTAATTTTACATTTATTTAAAGTGAATAATTTCCCTGCCGTATCTTCAACAACATTTGAAGTTGAATTTTGACCGTCAAATTGTACTCTTTCAAATGTACATATCTGAACCAATAATGCAACCTTAGCAGTTGAATTAGACTGAATAATTACATTTCCAAGCCCTTTGAAAGTCAATACTTTATTAATATATAAGTATTCGTCTGTTGATGCTGTTTTTATTTCATTGTAAGTACCTGATTTAATATAAATAGTATCATTTTCAGTTGCCGAAGTATTAGCTTTCTGAATAGTTTTCCAAGGGGCTGCCTTAGTTCCTGCTGCTGCATCGCTACCATTAACAGTATCAACCCATTTAACAGCCGTTGTAATTTCAACAGGAACTTTAAAATAAGCATTTGCAATCGTTAAATTATCACCTGTTAAAGCACTTGCATAAGTTACTATGTCAAGTACTCTTGGCTCATAAGTTTCTACTCCATTACCATCAACCTGCTGTGCTGCATGTCTTGTAAATATCTGATTTGCATAATCAATGTTTTGAAATAATGAAACAACGGGTATCTCATTTGGAGTTCCATCGGCTTGAAACCAAAACAAATTAGGATTTGGAATTAATCCAAATGAAGTTGCCTTTTGCTTTATTTTTGCTGCTGATTTATAAGGAAATCCACTCGTTAACTCAATATCGTTGTCAATAATATCTAAATTTAAACCTTGTATTCCTTTGTCTATAAATTCGTTTCCTACCCTTGTGCCATCAAAATACTGCATTGCTATATCCTGAGCAGGTATGGTATTTTTATTACTGTTTATTTTTGCAATAAGACTTGCATCCAAATCCGCTTCCTTTATATCAATCAATAAAGGATTCCCTGTTAATTTATCTAATATTACTCCCATATCTTATAAATAATTAAGTCCAGCTAAATTAGTTGCTATATTATCAAAATTACTGTCTCCATCAGCCCATGTTGTTATTCCTGTGGCTGTAATGACTCTTTTTGCTCTCCATAATGCAGATGATATAGCTGTACCAGGAAGTGCTTCTGCTATATATGTATATGTTGCGTCAGTTTGTATTTGTAATGCATATTTTTGTGTATCATATGTACTCAATATATTACCATTTGGTAAGGTTTGAGATGACTTATTAATCCACTCTGAGAGTCTCCTCAGAATTTCATTGGTAAGATTTGTTAAATTTTTTATATCCATTTTAAATTATTTTTAAAAATTATTTTGCGTATTCTGTTGAACTCCCAATACTATCTATTTCATAATGTATATCTACAGCAGTGACTCTAACTATTCCTGTGTATGTATCAGCTCCAGTAAATAGTGTCCTTGTGTATCCACTCATTAATTTTCTGAGTTATATATTCCTATCCATATTGAAGTTTAACTCCATAGTATTCTTCAAGGAATTTATAAACATTATACAATGTTTTTTCATTATACAAATCATTATATTCTCCTTTAAATTCCTGTAACAATTTCACATATTTATTTGCTACAATGAATTTAAAAATATCTTCATTGGTATATGAACCAGTCTTTAGTTTTATGATAAAATTATTTGATTTAGAACCAGATTTATCATAAATATCATTTAAAAATATTGTATTTACTTCGTATAATGTCATATTAACAAGATGTACAATTATTATTTAATAACAAGCAGTATCTATCTATTTTATCTTTAATAAGTTGAGTTGTTGCTGTATCACTTTCATTTATTGAAATTTCCATGGCATCAAGCAAAGATTTTAAAAGTAATGTGTTTTTTAATGTTTCCATATCAACACATCCTTCAGAACAATGTAATGCAAGTTGCATTAATTTGCTTTCAACACAATTATATTGATTTGCAAACACATATACTTTAAATGGTTTTGAGTTCTCAGAGACAAATAAACCATAGTCATATTTAAAGTAAAATTCATATAATCCATCTGGTAATAATGAAACTCCATTAAACATATCAGATGGATATATATTCATTGTTGGTCTCAAAACTGATGCTTCAATTCCATTTTCAGTTATTATTGCTTCTGTATTTGATATAAAATATAAGTCATCAAATACGCTATGAACATTTATATGTTTAATAAATGAACTTTGGGATTGAATGTAATCACCAGGTTTAATTTCTGATAAAAACATAGTCCCATTGCCAGATATTGTTGTACTATTGGAATTATAACTTAATGTACCTGTCAATACATTAATTGGGATAATGTGATTTATTATAGACATATCGTTTACATTGGTAGTAATCCCATCTTTTTTTATTGTTAACTTTATATCCAATGGTCCAGCATTATAGATGTCTGGAAATTCAATTACATTTATATTTAATTTTATAAAACTTAAATCTTTAGGGTAAGTTATTGTGCAATTTGGAACTATAGTTGACATACTTTTTATTTATTTTTTATTTAAGTTTGAAATAAAGGGTGTTTTGGCACACCCTTTAAAGCCTTAATTATAAATATTATTACTGAATTGTAACTCCAGCTAATGTAGCTAATGGAGCTATAATATTTGTATGTATAAAAGTATATACAGTGTCATTTGTTGGGTTATCTGTACTAGCTCCAGCATCATCTGATGGTGCAAATAAATATATAGTAGATGTTAAGTTACTTTGTCCTACAATTGGGTCGTTTTCTGAACTACCTTTATATCTAATTGTCCAGCAATGGTAATTAATAGATGATGATGTCTCACTCCTGCCAGTTGGCACTGGGTGTTGTGTAGCATTTCTTAATCCATCACTACCAAATTGTGAGAACCACTCCAAATCACTAACTTGTTTATAATATCCCATTGGATATGTAGCACTAGTTGTGCTTTGAGTGGTAGAGCCAAATCCTTTTAATGTTAAGTCAAAAGCAACTTGTTTGTAAGGGAATACACCTTTTGCAACCCAATCCAATTCAATACCTGTAATTTTCAGTCCAAAATAAGAAGCAACTCCAGTTGCAGAAGCTACAGCTCCAGTATTAGCAGCAGAAATACTTCCGCTTGTACCAGCATAAGGTCTGTCTAAAACTATAGTAGCAGCAGCAGAACCTCCACCAGTGATAGAAACAATTCTATATACAGGATAGGTTTTTGTTGTTGCATGACCAAATCTGATATAATCTCCAGCAACTAATGTTGAACCATCAGAGTTATATTTACCAGCATCACCAGCAGAACCACTTGATTCAACTGTAGTTACAGTATCACTTCCTTTAGTAACAGTAAATGCACCGCCAGATGTAGCTACTGTAGTGGCACTACATACAACTTCGACAACAACTTTACTATAAGTATCATTGTTAATTAACTTTGCAAATTGACTTGCAACAGTGCTTGCAACTGCTCCAGATTCAGTTGTTACTAAATAAGGTTTAATATTAATTTGCTCTGACCACATCATGTCATCATGTTTATATATCAATGATAAGATATACTCATTGTAGTCAATTGCATTAATAGCACCAGAAGTTCCATTATAACCAACATAAGATACTTGCTCAACTGGAGCTAAGTATGGGGCAAAGCTAATTCCAATAATATCTTTTACTTTAAAATTATCAGAAAAATGAGTTATCCCAGTTGATGTTTTTTGTGCAAATTTAAATGTGCTAAGTGATGTTGAATTTGGATTTTGAACTATTGTTTGTCCATCATTATTAAGAGCTATGTCATTATCTCCGATTGGAATTATAGTACCAGCAACAATAGAGCTCAAATCAGCTCCAGTTACATTATTTCCAACTTTAGTATTTTGTACAAATACTTTAAAATTATTGTTTATTGTAAACATTTTGTTTAAAATTTAATTATTAATTAATTTATTTATTTATTATTTATTTATTATTATCCCAATATAGCAAATGCAAGATTAAAGTTTGCACTTAAAGCTGCTGATGAATGGGCATTGTAAATTTCTACTACTATTGAGCCTTCACCTGGAGTTACATCTTTAACTAAAGGAGACCCATTCCCACCATAATTAGCAATTGATGCCATAACTACACTCGTAGTTTTAGCATAACTATTTGTTATAGTTACAGTTCTTGTCCCTAATGCTGCTGTAGCTCCATGAGACACATTGCAAACTCCAGATGGTGCATTAATTGTATGAGCATCAGAAGCAGATGTGCTTGTGCCAACTTTCAATGCAATACTTCCAGTTTCTGGTATAGTTGTATTGGCTTTTGAATAAATTGTATTATGCTCATCAACCAATGGATTAAAGTCACCAGATTTTACAAACTGATTTTTATCTATTCCTTGTCCAGGGGTTGTATCCCTGTTGGTTATGACTATTTTTTTTACTGTCATTTTACTTTAATTTTATTTATTAATAAATTGTTTATTATTTACTTTTTAGTCCTTTTAGGCTTACCTTTACCAGAACCACATTTATTTTTATTCATTTCTTTGTAAATTTGCTATTTGTGATTGAAATCTTGGTGACTCAATACTTTCTAATGTCCAATTAACTGCAAAATCAACTATTTCTTCATGTATAATAGCTGGCAAATCACAATTCCCATTTACTGGATTTAGTAAATATGCAGGATAACTTACTGTTGCTGGAGTTTTATAATATCTTAAATAATACTTTAATATTTCAATATTTTTACTTCCTATTAGTTCATAATATAATTTCGATGATATGATACCGTAATCAAGTTTAAGAATTCTATTTTCATCTGGTCTATTAAATGGGTCTAATATTAATGTATTGTATTGGTCATTTCTTATTGGTAATACATTTACTCTTGATACTTCATACACTTTTGCATTTGTAGCTGTATATACTTTTGTTGTAGTCCCAACAAATGTTTTGCTATCTAAATATGTATTAACTCCATATAGTACATTCCCGCCAGATACAGTTTGAGCTACCTTATATATAGCTCCTTCTTTAATATTTCCAGATAAAATTTCTTTTTGACAATTCTTATTAAATATACATACCTCTTCATCTAATAAATAAAACATATTTGACGGAACTTCTACGAATTTACCATAAGGCTTATTATCTGAATTAGTTACAAATGTTTCAGTTGAATAACCCACTATCATGGTTTGCAAATCAGTTCTTCTTTTATTAGTTTCTTCAGCACCTTGTCTTAATGTATTGTTACCACTAATCTTCTGTTTATAAACAGCTTTAATAGCATAATTTAATATTAAGTCAATAGCTTCTGGCTCAAAGTAAGGTAGAGAAGAATTCCCTACCTTATCAAGAGACAGTTTAAAAAGTATGTGCATTTCAGAAATTGTCATATTCCTCTTTTATCTTATTTTATATTACTTTTTAGCAAGTTTTGTTTTAGCTACAATTTGCTTTTTAACAGCAGCATTAGCTGGGTCATTCAAATACTCAACAGCAGAATCCATATCATATGCAAATACTTCTCCTCCATTTAATTGATAATTACCACTACCAGTTAAAATTGCCTTACAATCAATAGCTTCTTTAAGTAATACTTTTGTTTTAAATTCCTTATCTTCAACGATTTCTAAGAAATCTGAAGGGAATTCTTCAACAAATGTATTAATATAATCTTCAATTAATTCTTCAGATGTATTAGATTCTATTTTTTTGCCATATACTTTAAGTACATCAATTTTTTCATTAAAGCTTAATTCAGCAAGTTTTAATACTGCTGTTTTATATAAAGCTCTTTTCTTATTTTTTCTTTCAGCTTGTTGAATAACAGATGTTAATACATAATCATATGATGGGTCATCATATTTCTCTGCTTCACTTTTAGCGACTCTTGGATGTTGTTTTAACCAAGAAAGTTTAATCCTGTCAATTGGATATTCAAGATTTAGAACAATACCATCTCTTGTGATATCAACTCCATTTTTATAATCACCCCAGAAGTCTTCATTATATTCAGATAATGTATCAACTGGTAGTCTTAAAATTTTTTCAAGCTCTCTGGCTTCTTTTTCATTTAATCCAGTCATATAAGCTCTCTTTAAAGCACTTCTAACTGGCATTAATCTTTCAAAACACGATGTATATCTTATCTCCCCATCATGTCCAGCAGGTAACCAACCTTCTCTTACTATAGGTTGTAATCTTACTATACTGTCATTTTTATCAATCTCACTCATATATACATTTATTATTAAATTTCTTTTATTAGAAATAACAGGGAATTACTTCAATAACTCCCTGTTATTAATTTATCATTATGCTACTCCTTCATAAATCATTTCTGCACATGACATAGGATTAGCTATACAAAGACCTTGTGTAGTTCTAATCATAAGTTCATATCCATCAACTTTAGATGCACCAGCTTCACTAAATGATTTTTTAGGACCATAAGGTGATGTTGAGCCAGCAACATGCCACATTTTATTACCATTTTTAGGATAAATTCTTGTGATGTTTGGCTGACCTTCAGTTGTACCAAAGTTTAAGATAGTGTAACGATAGTTTTCTGTAAAACCTCCATCAGGATGTGGGTCTCTATTATCAACTGCATCATTATACTGAGGCAAATTAACAAGAGTAAATTTTAATCCCTGAGGACCTCTGTATTCTACATACTGACCACCAAATCCTAATTCCTGACCTGAACCAAAAATTCTTTTACTGTCAAGTGGTTGATATTGTGCTGCTTTAGCTTCAAGAGCTTTTGAGAACTGTACCATACCTCTTTCACCAGTTAAAGCTACAAAATTTCTTTGGTCTTCTGGTAAGATATTAATAGATAATCCCAATAACACATCAGTTAAATAATCTAAAGAGAATTTAGGGTATTTAAATTTATATGCAGGAGAAATTTGCTGACGTAAACCAGCACCCTTCATAATTGGGAATGCAGAATCACCTTTCAAATCAAAAGTACCATCAGAATTCTGATTATATCTTGAGAAAATTAAAGCATTATCTTTTTCTCTTTCCCATTGTGCTAACATTTCCCATTCAGCATATTGTGTCCAGATTTTAGTAGTTTTATTGGAAGTTGGGTCTGTCATTGAAATAATAACAGGTCTTCCATGCATATTTGCAGGAACTACCATTTCTTTAGCTAATGTAGTGAAGAAGTTACGCATTTTAAATGGAGAAGTAAAGCTAGTTGAACCATAAGTTCTTCCAAGAGTACTTTCCTGAGATGCAAATTTCTTACTTACTTTTTTACCAGCAGCCATAAGTGCAGGTGGAATAAAATGGTTGATATCAGGTTCTGTATGTTTAACCTCATAAACCCAATTCATTCCATCAGAATAAGGTTCATTCATAACTCTTACTGAATATTCATTGTTATCAAAGAATAATTCATCAGATTTTTTGAAGAAATTTTCTTTCAATATTAATTTGAACATTGATTTGGATATACCAGGTTTTGCATAGCTTGATGAACCATTAGCTTCATAACCTTGGATTACAATAGCTTTCCTATCGTCACCTTTTAACATCCATTCATATTCACGGTCAGTGTCAACTGTCTTAGTACCCATCTTGGCAAGAATAGTTGACAGACCAAAGTAGCTGTTATTCCCAAATACTCTTGAGATAACATCTGAGATAAGTTGTGGTTGTTCCATAAAAGCTGTAACAAGATGGTTCTCGGTGGTTAATCCAGCCCAACTTTTTGCAGCAGTTACTTGCAACAAATTAATTTTATTATCTGCCATAGTTTATTAAATTTTTAAAGTTTATGTTTGTTATATTTATAGTGCTTTTTTAATTACACTGAAATCAACTCTTTCTCCTGTACTTTTATTAGCACTAAGTCCATTCCCTCCTAACTTAGATTTGCCTCCTTCAAGAGCTGCTCTTAATCCTTTTGCAGCTTTTGTGTTAGCAATCTTTTCTATAGCAGATAAATCCCAATCTAAAACTAATGTCATATAAGCTAATTTTAAATTATAATCTTTATCTTTTTCTAATTTTTTAGTAAGTTCATTCTTACCATCTTTATCTGCTACGAAGATGCCATTAAACATCTGTTCTTTTTGTTTAGGTGTTAATTTAAGACCCTTAAAGATTTCATCTCTTTTTTCTAAATCAGCTTTAAATTCTTTTTTATAGTTTTCAAATTGCTGAATTTTCTGTTGCTCTGCCATCTTTTGGTGCTCTTTAAAGTTTGCTTCTTCTTCCTGAATTATTTCTTGTAATTCTGGTAATAATTCAATACTTGTATCTTCAAGGTCAGCTCTTGCTTCTAATTTTTCAATCTTAGCACTAATCTTTTCATCTTTCCAACCAAGTCTTTTATAATATTCCCTAACTACACTTTTTTGTTTTGTTTCATTATCAGATAAATCATCAGTTTTAATTGTTAAAAAGTTTTCATTTTCAACTTTCATACCAAGTAATTCTGATAAAGGAACTCCTTCTTCATAGTTATCAATTAAATCTTTAATAACTTTTGGTAATTCTTGTTTATAAGAATCAATACCTTTATCAATTTGTTTAATTACAAGTTCATTAATAAAATCATCTTCATCTCTAAACTCATCATCTTCAAACTCGACAATACCTTCATCACGAAGATATGAAGCTAATATTTTTAAGTTAGAATTGCCATCATCATCATTTTCTTGAATTTCTTCTTCAAGTTCAGTTTCAGCTTCTTCTACTTCTTTTTTTAATGTTTTTTTACCTTTAGGTTGCCTTACTTCAACCTCTTCTTCTTGTTCT